TAAGCCGGAGGGTTTTCGTGGTTGGCTGATGGCCGAGTACGGAGTGCGCATTGAATCGTGCAACTGGGAACGTGACTGGCAGTGCTTTGTGAGGTTGGCTTTTGACTGCTGCGAGGATTTGGATCGGCTGGCGTTGAGCCCGGTAGGGGCGGTGATTTACTCAATGAAGGAGGCGGCTTGACTTCATGTGCGGCTGAGGGCATCATTTTGTCACATTGAGTATTTTGCCTCCGGCAAGTTGCTCCGGAAGCCCGCCATTCGAGCGGGCTTTTTTGTGCCCGAGCCTGTCAGAAATCGCTTTTCTTGAAGCTCGCCGGGTGGGCCTGATCATTGGTTATTCTCAGATTTACTCCGTCGACGCTATAGGTGGTCATAGCGTCGCCTCCCGCGTAGTTCTCGCGCCAGCGGCCCCACTCGCGAGTGTCGGTGAGGAACGTACGCCAGACCACTCGGTCGCCTTCAATCTTGCAGCGATATTTGAAGCTGTCGCCGTCAGGCCGCTTATAGGAAATCTCAGGTGGATCTGCATTCACCGTCTTCATGGATTTCGTTTTGCGCCCCATCTCGACCGATATCGTGGCCTTGCACAATTCCGCAGGTGAGAAGTCGGCGGCCTGGGCAGATGTCGCGGCTATTGAAACCGCTGCGGTGACAGCAAAGAGGATGGCTTTCATATGTTTCGTCCGTGATGCTGATTGCGGGAAGCGCATCCTATCGGGTGACCGGATCACACATCAAATTTGTGGTGCCAGAACAGAAATCTGATGCCGCTATGCATGCCTTTACGGAGTCGAGCGCATGGAGTTATTTCACCGCCTGCTCGACAAGCTCGACTGGCTTATTGCAGGTCTGATGGGGGCAATTGTCGCCAGCTGGTGGCACAAGGATGACCTCAAGGACCTCTGGTCCTGGGTGATTTTTCTAGTCACCGGGATTGCCTGTGCGTTTTACCTCACCAGTATCGTGTGCGACCAGCTCAGTGTCGTCGACCCCAGTGATGTAGCGGGCGTCGCGTTTCTGCTCGGCGCGTTCGGCGGGTCACTGATGGCGGCCACCAACCGAGCCATCAAAGCAGCTGACCTTTGGGCGCTGATTCGTCAGCGGTTTGGGGGAGGTAATCCACCATGAACCTCGAACTGATCAATTCCATTGCCTGCGGGCTAATCGCGCTGTGGGCGACCTGGTGCGTGTTGAGCGGAAAGGTGCGCGACGGGATCATCGGCAAGATCATCTATTCGGCGATCGCCATCAGCGGATTTGTCGTGATGACGCGCAACCAGACATTGTTCATCGGCGCGACGAGTGCCGGGCTGACGTTTCACGCATCTCTCTGCCTGGCTGGGCTCCGTCACATGTTCATGGCCATGTATTGGCCCGCAGTGAAGAGGTGGATCTGCTTCAAGCTGAATTGCGAGCATTGCCTAAACGAACCGCGCTTTGGTGTGCAGACTGGTAAAACTGATCACCGCAGCGATATCCGCTAACCCCGCTACGAAATGAGCTGCATCCGTTTCGGGGCACGGAAAGCGATATTCAGAGCCCTTCCTATCCCTTCGACGACTGACAAACATCCAGAGACCGGTATTTCTTTTCGAGACTCGATTGGCCCTGCTCTCTCTGGACATCGCTCAGCTGCGGGACTACGTACGTGGGCCGTTGCAGCTCTTGTTCGATCTCCTCAATCTGCTTCCGCAACGGCGCGCACGGATCTGCGTTTCTGAGTGACATCGTCAGTTGCACTACAGAGGTTTCGAGCTGTTTCGCTTTTTGATCGCTCTCGTCTAATAGCTTCTTGCCGTATTTGGCGTTGATCTGCTCAGTCAGCAGTTCTTGGCGGAGCTGGTCGACTTGAAGTTGAAGCGTTCCTTTCTCTGTCTTCAGCCTTTCGTTCTCCGCCTTGCGTTCCACCAACTGTCCGTTGGCAAAGTCGAGGGCGGCTTTGGTCTGGCCGAAGGCTTCAGACTTTTCTGTTGAGTCATGCCACATCGTGTAGGCAATGGTGAGGAGAGCAGCGACCCCAGCCCCTCCCAGCAAAGTCTGAATTGTTGCTTTGAGAATCGTGGAAGCGTTCCATGTCATGTTGTATTCCTTGAAAGTCTTGAACGGGTGTAAGCCGCGAATTGTAACAAGCGCAGCAGGATAAAAATGACGAGCAGGCCACAACCACCAGCATCGCTGCTCGGCCTGACAGCCCAATCTGACTTTAGGATCCGCACCACGCCGGCGCCCGAAGTATGGCAATGGGTCCAAACCGAAATCCTCGCCGACACCGGCAGCATCCACAACCCCGACCACGCCCACCTCATCGACGCTGACATCGCCGTCATGTGGGCATCGTCCAGCTTCGAAAAGGCGGGTCGTCGCGTACTGGGTCAGGCCGAACAGGTCGCCTTCCGCGCCGGTGGTTGGCAGAAGGCGCGCATGGAACAACAGATGCGTGACTGGTTCGGCGACGTGCCGGCCTTCATCATCACCCTGGCCGCCGACTACTGCTCGACATGCAGCGACACCGAGTTCTGCGCCTTGATCGAGCACGAGCTTTATCACCTGGCACACGCCACCGACAAGTACGGCCAGCCTGCATTCACCCAGGAAGGCGGGCCTAAGCTGAAGCTCCAGGGCCACGACGTCGAAGAGTTCGTCGGTGTGGTCCGCCGCTATGGTGCGAGCACTGAGGTCCAGGCCTTGGTCGATGCAGCAAACAACCCCGCCGAGGTGGGCAAACTGAATATTTCGAGGGCCTGCGGAACCTGTCTACTCAAGTCTGCCTGACCCCTGACAGACCCCAGACGGAATCCAGCCTATGGCCACCCTGAACAACGAGGTGAAGGCCTTTATCGTTCAGGCCTTGGCGTGCTTTGACACCCCCTCGCAGGTCTCGGCCGCCGTCCGAGAAGAATTCGGCATCGAGGTGCCCCGGCAGAAGTGCGAAGCCCATGACCCGACCAAGCGTGCCGGACGAGATCTGGCCAAGCGCTGGGTCACGCTGTTTGAGGACACCCGCAAAAGGTTTCGCGAGGAGACCGCCGATATCCCGATCGCCAATCGTGCGTATCGCCTGCGCGCCATGAACAGGTTCGTCGAGCGCGCCGAGCAGACGAAAAACATCGGGCTCGCCATGCAGATCCTTGAGCAGGCAGCGAAAGAAGCAGGCGACATGTACGTCAACCGGCAGAAGAAAGCTGATGCAGACGATGAGCCCGTTTTCCCAACCGCAGTGTCGGTTCATGTGATTGACGCGAGGAAGCGGGATGCCGAGCCTGAACGTTCCCCAGGCTGACTTCCTGCAACTGCCGCACAAGTTTCGCGGATTCGTGGCCGGTTTTGGTTCTGGCAAAACGTGGGTCGGCTGTGCGGCGCTGTGCAAACACGTCTGGGAATGGCCGGGCATCAACTCTGGCTACTTCGCTCCGACCTACCCGCAGATCCGCGACATCTTCTTCCCGACCATCGAGGAGGTGGCCTACGACTGGGGCCTAAAGGTCCGGACCAAGGAAAGCGACAAAGAGGTCGATTTCTACAGCGGCAGGCAGTACCGCAGCACGACGATCTGCCGGTCGATGGAGAAGCCGCAAACCATCGTCGGCTTCAAGATCGGTCACGCGCTGGTCGATGAGCTCGATGTGCTGCCGTCGCTAAAGGCGGAGCACGCCTGGCGCAAGATCATCGCGCGGATGCGCTACAACGTCCCCGGCCTGAAGAATGGCGTCGACGTCACGACGACGCCGGAAGGCTTCAAGTTCGTTTTCCAGCAGTTCGTCAAACAGCTCCGCGAGAAGCCGGCGCTGACCGGCATGTACGGCCTGGTGCAGGCGAGCACGTTCGACAACGAGTTGAACCTGCCAGACGACTACATACCGTCGCTGATGGAGTCCTACCCGGAGCAGCTGATCCGGGCTTATCTGAACGGCCAGTTCGTCAACCTGACGTCCGGGTCGATCTACCACGCGTACGACCGCAAGCTGAACCAATGCTTCGACACCGTCCAGGCCGGCGAACCGCTGTTCATCGGGATGGACTTCAACGTCGGCAAGATGGCAGCGATCACCCACGTGAAGCGTGATCAAGGCATGCCGCGCGCGGTCGACGAGTTCACCAACGGCTACGACACGCCGGACATGATCAAGCGCATCAAGGAGCGGTACTGGCGCTACAACGGCAACACCTTTGAAAAGACCTGCGAGATTCGGATTTACCCGGACGCCTCGGGCGACTCGCGCAAGTCGGTGAATGCCAGCCTGACCGATATCGCCATGCTCAAGCAGGCGGGGTTCACCGTCATTGCGCCGGCCGCTAACCCGCCGGTGAAGGACCGCATCAACGCAATGAATGCCATGTTCTGCAACGCCCAGGGCGAGCGCCGCTACCAGGTCAATCCGTTCACGTGCCCGACCTACGCCGATGGCCTTGAGCAGCAGATCTGGGCGCCCAATGGCGAACCCGACAAGAGCCAGGGCAACGACCACGCGAACGACGCGGGCGGTTACTTCATTCACAAAGACTTCCCGATCATTAAACCGGTCACCACCTTGAACATGGGGTTCGCACGCTGATGGCCAACGACGTCACCTTCACTCGCCCGGAGTACGACGCGGCGAAGAGCCGCTGGCGTCTGGTGCGTGATGTCTGCAAGGGATCGGAAACCGTCAAGGCCGCAGGCGAGCTATACCTGCCCAAACCCAATGCCCACGATCTCAGCGATGAGAACAAGGAGCGATACAAGGGCTACAAGGCGCGGGCGGTATTCTTCAACGCCACCGGCCGCACCAAGCACAGCCTGGTCGGCGCCGTGTTCCGCACTTGGCCAACGCTGACGCTGCCCGGCGCGCTCGACTACGTTTCCCGAGATATCGACGGGCAGGGCGTCAGCATCTACCAGCAGTCCCAGTCGGTGATCGGGCATCTGCTGGAGGTCGGCCGCCATGGCCTGTTGGTGGACTACGCCGCTGTTGAGGCTGGCAGCGTCAGCAGGGCCGATGAAGTCGCCGGTCGCGCCCGATCGAGCGTCAGCAGCTACCCGGCCGAGGCCATTCGCAACTGGAAGACCCGCCGGGTAGGCGGCCAGCATCTGCTGAGCCTCGTGGTGCTGCGCGAAACGGTAGACGTCGACACCGAGGACGGCTTCGGGAGCGAGCAGGTGACCCAGTACCGCGTGCTCCGGCTCGACGCGGCGGGGATTTACACCCAGGAGATCTGGCAGCAGGGGAAATCGGCAACCGAGTTGGTCACGCCTCCATTCGCGCCGCTGAACGGAGCAGGTCTGAGGTGGACGGTGATCCCGTTTCAGTTTCTCGGAAGCGAGAACAACGACACCAGCATCGACGACTCGCCGCTGTACGACATGGCCGAGGTCAACATCGGTCATTACCGCAACAGCGCCGATTACGAGGACGCCGCTTTCCTGATGGGCCAGCCGCAAGTGTTCATGGCCGGGCTGGACGAGCAGTGGGTCAAATTGCTGGAAGAGAAGGGCATCTACTTCGGCTCCCGGGCGATCCTGCCACTGCCGGCGAATGGCTCGGCGGGCATCCTGCAGGCCCAAGCCAACACCATGATCAAGGAGGCCATGGACGCCAAAGAGCAGCAGCTCGTTGCTCTCGGCGCACGACTGATCGAGCGTGGCAGCGCAGTGAAAACCGCCTCCCAGGCCGACAGCGACAGCGCCGCCGAACACAGCGTGCTTTCGCTCGTGGTCAACAACGTCAGTGAGGGCTACACGCAGTGCCTGGCGTGGATGGTCGAGTTCGCCGGCGTTCCCGGCGAGGCCGAGTACAAGCTGAATCAGGATTTCACCCAGATCAGCCTCGACGCCAACATCATGGCCGGGCTGTTCAACGCCGTGCAGGGCGGCCGCCTGCCAGTGGCCGACTTCTGGCAGTACCTGCGCGATCGCGGCGTCATCAACCCCGAGAAGGATGACGACCAGATCCGCGATGAGCTGCAGACCGACGCCACCGCTTTGAATCTGGATGACGACACAGGGGCGAAGCATGATGGCCGCCAACCAAGCGATCCTTGATGCGACCCTGCGGCACGCTGTCTTCCTGGAACAGTTGAAGTCGGGCGAGGTTGAGAAATTTGAGCCGTTCCTGAAAGAGATCGACCGCAGCCTCCGCGACCGGCTGAGCAGGGCCGATCTGACCGAGTACACAGCAGCACGTCTCGAGCGTCTGTTGAAGGAAGTCGACAGCCTGTTACTCGGCATCTTCGGGCGGTTCAGCGAGCAGCTGAATCTCGACCTGGTGGACATCGCCAACTACGAGGCACAGTTTGAAGCGACCAGCCTGACAAGGGCTGCGCCGCCCAGCATCACGTTCGACGCGGCGTTGCCCGGCACTGCGGCAATTCGCGCGGCCATCCTCACCAACCCCCTGAGCGTGCGCGGCGCGGACGGCGGCAAGCTGCTCAGCTCGTTTATCGAGGGCTTCACCTCAACGGAACGACAGCGCCTCACGGGCGCGATCAGGCAGGGCTTCTTCGAAGGCCAGA